TGTGGCGCTGATCTTCTTCCGCCGCCAGATGTCCTTTGCAGATTTGGGGATTTGAAAGAGGTAAGGAACGGAGGTTATAAAGAACGATGGTAAAAAGGATGACAAATAAGGAGAAAGCGGAGCGAGCGGCAATCAAGAAAAAGCTTCAGGCGGACGGGATACTTCCGCCGGATAAGCCGAGGCTGAACCGCAGGAAATTCATTGATGACGCACTTGGGGAGTTCAATGCTTTCAGGAAGAAAAGCCTTGTCAGCGATCTTTATCTGCACAAGGCAGTTGGGATCATGCTGGGGATGAAAAAGAGAAGTTCCCCGACACCGGAGGCGATCGGGGTGGCAAAAGCCTTGAGGCTGGCGGTACGGCTCAGGGAATTTGATGAGATGGTCAGGGAACGTGGAGATGAAAGCTATAAGATCTCAGAGCAGTATGATTATATCAAGGATATATTGGAGGCATAGGGCTATGGAAAAAGGAAAATGTATGCTGAAACTGTGGTGGAAGATCATTTATCTGGCTGCACTGGGGACATTGATATTAAATACTTATACGATGGTGCATATGGACAGCAGCCAGAGGAGGCTATGGAAATCAAAAATAAGGATGATTGAGAAGATCGAGTAGGAGCATCCGCAGGATGTTGGGACGGTTGAGGTCTGGGATGGTGAGAAAAAGCGGGTATATTACGGTCTTGTGACTATTGGGAATGATGGCAGCAACGGGGAACGGGTCAGAGTTATGCTGGACGGGGTGCTGCGGTCAGAAGAAAAATGTGAATGAAAGGATGGTACTTATGATAAAGGTTGCGCTCATTGTCTTGGGATTTGCCGCCGGGGCGGCATGTGCCGCAGTGAAAGCGGCGGCATTCCAGCAGGAAAAGTATAGGAATTAGCAGTCCAGAAATTTGTCTTTTGTGGAAAGTACGAAAGAATAGGCGTGTGATAAGATTACAGTGAAAGGGGAAACCCAGACACTGTAATTTTTTTATTTAGGAGAGCAGGATGGTAGAGGGGATCGCGGCAACGGAGATTGCAAAACTGGTCATTGACCTGGGCGTGACAGCGACGCTGCTGATCCTTTTCGTGATGCACTTTCTACGGAAGGATAAGGACAGCGACAAGAAGGTTACAGCGGCATATGAGGACTGCAGGCGGCAGATTGAGGCCACCTACCGGGATGCACAGGAGAAAATAGAGGCGGCAAACCGGACAATCCGGGAACGGGAGGATATGCTGATTGCGCAAAATGCCCAGCGGGAGGAGCTGCTCAGGCAGGAAGCGCAACGCAGGGAGGAACTACTCCGGAAGGAGTCAGAGAAGCGGGAAAGCATCCTGATGCTGAACATGGACCGGATCTCTGAGAGGATGGAGAATATGACCAAATCGCTGAACGTGATCAAAAACGGGTTTGCCGGTGTGGACAGACGACTGGATAAGATCGAGAAGAAGGTGGGGGAGAACAGGTGAATGAAATGCAGGTCGCGGAGCGCAAGGTGCTCCGCGGTGATGTAATTGAAAAGCTATACCAGAATTACGGGACGGACATCAGGATCGCCATCCTGAAAAATTATCTCAGGATCAGGGGATTTGTGACGGAGGAGGAACTTCGGAAGGCAATCTATTACCTGGGCGGCGAAGGGAAACGGTATATCCATGTGGAAGTGAACAAAGACAACTGGCTGGACGGGACGATCTGGCTGACACCTGCGGGGGTAAACCTTGCGGAAGGCGATATTGAGGATATGGGGGTCATCATCGATGAATGAGATTTTAAACGTGGCAGGGAAGGAAATTGTGCGCAGGGAGATCATGGAGCTGTGCAGGGAGGCGGAGCCTTACGGCGCCGGTACTCTGGTATTAAAGGCGGCGCTTAGAAAGACCGGACATGACCTGACGGACCAGGAGCTGATGCGGCAGGTGGATTATCTGGAGGGCAAAGGGCTGGTGCATAAGGAGATGGTAGAGAACCGGAGGCTGGGGATCAGCCGGTGCATCGTGCGGCTGTCCCCGGAGGGGACGGACTATCTGGAGGGCAACGGCCCGGATGTTGCGGGGGTTGACTGATGGAGCAGAAGAACAGGAGCCACGGAAAGATCGACAACCTGCCGCCGGAACTGAAAAAGGAAGTGGAAAACCGCCTGTTGGCCGGGGATACCTATGAAGAGGTGTCAGAGTGGTTAAAAAGGCAGGGGGAGGAGGTCCACCTTTCCAGTGTCGGACGGTACGGCAGGAAATTTTTAAACAAGTTTGAGAGCGTCCGGGTTGCAAAAGAGTTTGCAAAGCTCCTTGCGGAGGATAATGTAGACCGTCCGGCAACGGAGCTGCATGAGGCAAACAACCTACTGGCGAGTCAGATCATTATGGAGGCGCTGGTGGATGACAGCATGGACGCAAAGCAGCGCACGGAGGCAGCAAAGAGCATCGCATCGCTCCAGCGGGCGCAGGTATCCAACGAGAAGTTAAAGATCGAAGCGCGCAAGGAACAGGGCGCGGTACATGTGGCGATGGACCTACTGAAGGAAAAGGTATTTTCAGAGATCGGGCAGAACTATCCGGAGATCGCTGCAAAGCTTCTGGAGCTGGCAGAAAACACGGAAAAAGAGTTGACGCGGATGCAGTGACAGACAGTAGGGAAAAACGGGCGCATTTCCTGTTTTTATGGCTCAGGCAGGGGATTGTGGCACAAAGAGGAATCAAAGGGCTGTTTAAGGCGGTTAAAGCGGTTTTTAAGGCGGTAAAAAAACATGCAGTAGCCTTACTGCGCCCGGAAGGATGTGGACAGAAATGGAAAGCTGGAAAGAGAAGGCTGCAGCGTACTGGAATGACGGCCTGCGGGTCGAGGACATATCGGTGCTTCTGGAGGTTTCACGGCAGAGCATATCAGCGTATTTAAAAACGCTGCCGGGATATGCCGAGGAAAAGGCGCGACGGAAGCGGGAAAGTGCAGCACGGCGTCGGGAATATAAGACAGAGAAGCAACGGCAGTACCGTGCGGTATCTGGGATTATGGCAGTGACCGCAGAGACAATGCGGAGAGAGCATGACCTTGCGGCATTGGAATTATCAAGGGAGATCTATCATTAAAGGGGCTTAAAGCTCCTTTTTAAATTGCTTAAAAAGAGGTTTAAACACGATGAATGGCAGTCTGGCGGAGCAGTTTAAGGAGCAATTAAATAAAAGGGATTCCGTCAGGGACAAAAACCTTGCAGCAGGGCGGAAGGATTTCCGGACATTCTGCGAGCTGCGGAAACCGGATTTCTATAAACCGGGGCGGGAGTATCAGGGAACACTGTGCAGCACACTGCAGGCGGCCTATGAGAAACGGCTGGTCAGTGAAAAGACAGGGAAACCCATAAAATATCTGATCATCAACCTGCCGCCCGGATTCGGGAAGTCCTATACGCTGGCGAACTTTGTGAACTGGTGCTATGGGCAGGATGTGAAGAACAAGGTGATCACGGTGTCTTATAACGGGATCATCGCGCCGGAGTTTTCCCGGACGGCAAAGGACATGATCCTGGAGGAAGAGACGCCAGGGGAGGAATCCTATGTGACGCGCAGCTTTTTCCCGGGGCTGAAAGTGAAGTACGGAGACAGCAGCGTCATGAAGTGGAGTCTTGAAGGGAGCTATACCAGCTACCTTGCCACCAGCTTTGACGGTACGCTGACTGGTATGCGTGGCAACATTATTATTATTGATGACCCGATTAAGAGCGCGGAGGAAGCTGTCAATGATGCCGTGAAGGAAAAGCACTGGAACTTTTTCAAAAACACATTGTCATCTCGTATGCTCCCGGGGGCACTGTGTATCATCGTACTGACCCGGTGGGCAACAGATGATCTTGCCGGGCGTGTCATGGATAAATTTCCGGATCAGTGTTATGAGTTAAAGATTCCGGCGCTTACGGAGGACAGCCCGGAAGGGGTCAGCACCTGCGAGGATCTGTACCCGACAGAAGACCTGCAGCAGAAACGTGAGACGCTGGATGAGGAGATTTGGGGCGCGAACTATATGCAGGTGCCCGTGGACAAGAAGGGCGCACTGTACGGGGAGTTCAAGACCTATGACGTGCTGGATCTGGACAAATTCGAGAAATTCCTGAACTATACGGACACGGCGGATGAAGGGGCTGACAGCCTGTGCAGTATCTCAGGCGGGCAGATTGGACGTTATGGTTATGTGACGGACATTTACTATACGGATGAGCCGATGGAAGTGACCGAGCCGGAGACGGCGCGGCGGTTGCAGGCTGCGGGTGTACGGGAATGCCTCATAGAGTCGAACAATGGTGGCCGGGGCTTTGCCCGCAACGTGATCAGGAACTTAAAGGAGCTGCACTGCCATAAATGTTCGGTCACATGGTTCCACCAGTCCAAAAACAAGCGAACGAGGATACTGACGAATGCATCAAACGTGATGGAGCAGGTCATCATGCCATCAGACTGGAAACAGCGGTGGCCTGTCTTTGCACAGCATGTCAGCAGGTACCAGCGTAAGGGTAAAAATGACCATGACGATGCGGAAGATGCACTGACCGGATTTGTGGAGCTGCTCAACGGGGATGTGAAGGGAAAACGGAAAGCAAGGGTCGGGAAAAAGAGTCGGCTTGGGCTGTAGGAGGAGATATGTATAAATTTCGCAGGGATCAGGTGCTGGATCCGGAATTTCTGACAAAACTGGTAGAACGGTTCAAAAAGGAGTATGTCCCGCGCTTTATCCGCGACCAGCAATACTATGAGGTAAAGACGGAAATCTTAAAGCGGACGATGACGGACGGTAAGCCGAACAACAGGCTGGCGCACGGCTTCTGCCGTTATATCACAAATATGGCGACCAGCTATTTTGCAGGAAAACCGCTGGGATACATCGTGGAGGACAATGAATATCAGGAGGCATTGGAAAATCTGTTTCAGAGAAATTATATCGACAGCCTGAATTTTGCGGTATCCAAGGAAGCCAGTAAAAAGGGAATTGGATTTTTGTTGATGTTCCTGAATGAAAAGGGCGATCTGCGAATCAAAAAGATGGATGCGGAAACGATTATCCCGGTCTATTCTTCATCGTTGGATGAGTTTTTGGAGGCGGCGGTTCATATCTGGGAAGATTACGACATTGACAATACGCTGCTGTGTGAGTATGCGGATGTGTATGATGATACGTTTATTTACCATTTCAAGCGGGAAAATGGTGTAAAAAACTATACGCCGATGCCGGAGAACCCAAAGGAAGCGCATCTGATGGGAGATATCCCGGTGATCGTGTTCTGGAACAATGAGGAACAGCAGGGGGATTATGAACCTCATACGTCCCTTGTGGATGCGTATGATAAAGCACAGTCGGATACTGGCAATGACATGGAATATTTTACCGACGCTTACCTGTGGATCAAGGGCGCAAGCGAGATTGTGGAGGCGGCTTTGACCGGGGAAGATGGCGAAGGGGACGGCGCAAGGGCGGTTCGGGACTTTCGGAAAAACAAGCTTTTGATGCTGGACGAGAACGGGCAGGCAGGGTGGCTGGTCAAAAATGTCAATGACACGGCAACAGAGAACTATAAAAACCGCCTGTATAAAGATATTTTCTTTCTGGCTCAGGTACCGGCGCTGTCGGACGAGAGTTTTGCCGGGAACCTGTCGGGGATCGCGATCAAGTATAAGCTGATCGGCGTGGAGGAGCTGGCGCTCATGAAGGAAAACTGTTTCCGCTCTGCACAGACGAAGCTGATCAGGATGCTGACGGAATACCTGAACACAAAGATGAACAAGGACTGGGACCCGGACAGCGTGGAGCAGAAATACGAGAGGAATTTCATCGACAATGATGCGGACATCATTAGCAATGCGCGTCAAGTGGAAGGGATCGTATCCCATGAGACGCAGCTGGGGATGTTGCCGGGCTCGATCGTCGATGATGCACAGGAGGAGCTGCTGCGGATCCGGCAGGAGGCTGCCGATGAGGAGCAGATACCGATGGCAGTGGTATGACAGGCGGTAAACCATGGGAAAAGGGCAGGAGAAGGGATACTGGGATAAGCGCGTCCTGAAAGACAAGGCAAGGGACGTCAATAACGCGGAAAAGTTTTTGCAGAAGAATCAGAAGGTGCTGTATGCGCAGGCGGCAAAGGAGATCCAGCAGGAAATTGAAAAGCTGTATGGGAAATTTACAGACCAGCAGGATATTTCCATCGCGGAGGCGCGGCGGCTGATCCGCGGGGCAGATTTTAAAAAGATCGACTGGCAGGGCATGATCCGGGAGTCCATGGAGCTGCGGGAAAAGATCCGGGAAGGGAAAGGGATGCTGCCGGAGGAAGTGATAGAAGCTCTGGAAAAGCAGCATAAAGAGCTGGAAGACAGGATGGCGGCGTATACAAAGCGCGGGCAGATCTCCTATCTGGAGCTTAGGCAGGTCGAGATCGAGCGGAAGCTGTTGGATTTGTATGATAAAAACCAGCAGAACCTGTATGAGTACCTGCACAGCGAATATGAAGACGGCTATTACAGGCAGGTGTATAACACACAGCAGCATGTGGGGTTCGGGTATGATTTCGTG